TTGTTTTGCAGACAACCATATCCGTTGAAAGAGTATATCCGACTCCCTGCGACTCTCTGATAGGTAATGGCTGGGAAGGCGGCAGCCTGCGGCAAAAGAGCCGGATATACGCGGTTTGAAGTCAAACCGAATACGCTTGTATCGGCTATCAACACATTATAAATAAGTATCTCCGATTGCGCCATTATGCCCCTTGCTTCTCAAGATATTTATTTAACCGTATTCTAAAAAGTTCAATCACTGGCACAACATTTCTTTCAAAAGCAGGTCGCAAAAAGGGTCTGCCGGGGATATGCTTCCATCCGTGTTGTCTGCTTTTTATTGTACGACGATGCTGAGAAATACTAACTCCTTTTGACTTTCTTCCCGTTGCAATCCAACCACGCTCAATCAGAAATCCGTACCATGCAGACCTCGCAAATCCTATCAATGCAGTCACTTTGCCAAATTTTACACCTTCAGTGTAGCGATTAATGTCTTTCGGATTCATGCTAATGATGACACCCTTTTTCTTTAGATACCCCATTGCCATAGTGCCTTTTACGATCCCTGCTTTTTTTAACTTTAACCAGTGGGGTTTTACTGCTATTGGTGCAGCCGCCCTTGCCTCATCTCTTACAATCTTACACGCATCAAAAACAGCCTGCTTGATTACTTTCTTTTCAAGATCAGTCGGCAATGCCTTTAAACGCTGCTCTAATTCTTTCATTCCATGAGTCTGAATCAACTGTATCATCACCACACCGTGAACTGCATCGAAATGCCGTAAAGTTCTTTATCGTCATCATATATATCCGTATCACTCTGGAGCATAGCTTTAAAAATGTTCATCTCTAACGTCAATTTTTCATCCGATTCATTCAATATATATGATAATGTGCTCATATTGGAATCTTCAGTTTCCAAATATTGAAATGTTGAATTTTCCATTGCATCAATTACTACGTTCGCTAAAGATTTTGTTTGTGAATATGCAGTAGTCCAACCTTCAACGAGGAAATGCGGATTTTCTATTTTATAACCATCAAGAGCATATATGAGTCGCCCACCGATTGTTTTATACACAAGAGCCGGATAAGTCGCATTCTGCGGCAAGATGCTCGGATAAATCGCATTACTTGTAAGTGCATAGATAGAAGTGCTTAATCTTAAACAATCATATACTTTCGCTTCTATTGTCATTTCACAAGCTCCGCATAAATCCTGTATTCTCGATTGCGATTTCCTACATTATCCATACGGATAATATTCCAATAAGTTGAATTGTGATTTATTCGCATGGTATTATCAAGCACGACAGTCGTGTAACGCAAAGTGAACACAGCTGTTTGTGCAGATAACCTTTTGGGCATTTCCTCGCCCCCGAATGATTCTTCTCCCCCGATATATTCAATATCGCACCATGCCGATGAAAGTGTTGCAGTCCATGTTTTCACCGACTCCCCATAAGAAGATTGTGCTACGGTAAAGCTCTGAATATCTATTTTGTGTCGCAGTCGCCCACTTCTCATAGATAATCGCTCGGATACACAATATACTGATCTAAAAGCCCATCAATAAAATCACGCCTCAAGGTTTGCAAAGCCTCTCCAGCCACTATCGGTTCTCGAAATTCATACATCTGACCGACTCGCATCTTGATCCATTGCTTGATCGGTTCTGGAACGGATGCCGCAGCACATCCGCTCATATAACTGATTTGAACAGCTCGCGGATGGTCGAGCGTATCCGGCCATTCATCATAATCGCCGGAGGAATCCCTAATAAGCCTTATACGTCCCGGCTCAACTTCTGTATCCACGGCATATGAAGCAGCAGCAAATGTATTTGTAGTCCCTGAAGATGCGATATACTTAATGACAACATCGGTTGCACTCGACGATACAGGGGCTTTCATTAATTCAATATCGGCATCATCGGCGGGAAATTCATCTAAGATCAGCCCCCATTTCTTCGGAGTTACAGACCGCCCTACCATAATTGACTCTGCCTGCAATTCAGCAGCCTGCGAATACAATGCTAAAAGGGTATCATCGGCTGTTGTTGCTATTCTCAGATGGGCTTTTAGTTCATCGACGCTTACTGCGTATGTCGTTGCTCCAGTTAACAGAATATGTGATTTTCTCATCTCTCACCCTTATGGTTTCTTCTTATAGCTTATTGAGATTCTTGGAGCTGGTTGCACAGTCGTATCGGCAGCCACTTTCGCATATACGCATTTATTTGCAGCAATCTGTGGCGAAATAACCGGAATGTAAAATGCACCACCTATAGTTGCATTTGTTGAAATCCTTGCCCTACCAGCAGCCATAACGCTCGAAGCAGCCGTGCCTTCATAAATCATAAACTGACAAACCGCAGCAACAGAAGTCATGCCCTCAATATTAATGCCAGTAATCTGAAAAGCAGATGCAATTCCGTTCGTCGCTACCAATGCACCAGCGGCACCGAGTTTCCAAGCCGTTGCCGCTGGTGTTACAACTACACCAGCAGCCAATGTTGGTGAAACCAATGTTATCGCATAAAGCGCATCAACAATCTTTGTTGTTTCAGCCTTGATAGAAGATATGCCACTGTCAAAAGCAGAACCATTTATATGTAACATTTCTTCACCTCCTTACTGTGCAACCACAGCGCTTATGCCAAATTGCAGAGCGGTTGACACTCCGGCGAAAGTAACTATGACTGCATCTTTGCCAAAAAGAGTGATCGGTCTATCTGGAACCCACAACAAATCTTGCAAAACGCCGGTAGCGGTTGAAAGAGAGGTTTGAAGTAAAAGGGAATTATAAGCCGAACTTTCATGGTGATGAATTTGTAATGAAATCGTTGAGGGATCAGTAAAGGTTGCTTGACAATGAACATTGATCTGATGAAATTCCCATGAGAAATTAGTATCATTGCCAAGGGAAATACTATATGGATCATTCCCCCGCCATGTAGTCTTGATGTTAAACTTTTTCATTTTCTTCTTCTCCGATGATTGATAATACGATTTTCCGGCAATTCTGCCATCGTAGTTTCAATAATTTTCACAAAACCAAGCCCGGCAAAATATTGCGATTCTTCGTTTGATAATTCGCAAGTCGTACCGGGTTGATGCCATTCATTTTTATTATCCTGAAAATAAACATTACAGGTAACTGTTACCACGGGTCTCTCCAATCTTTCTTAGTCATAAGATTCGACCACACACGTTCACATTCCCTAACTGCTTCCAACGCTCCGGTATATTGATGAATAGCCTTCTCCGCCGCTGTATGCTGCTCAACAGATTTGTTTAACCGCGCCTGCATGGATTTCTTCATGTTCTGAATTTTGCGTTCCCATGCCGTCTGCTCCCTTTCCTGAAAGCCATAGAGAAAGCGGGATTTTAGAAGGTCTGCTTCCGGTGGAATCGTAATCTTTATGCCAAGACCAGCAGCGATACCAAGCATCCATTCACAACTCGGACGCTGTGGCCCGTACTCACTCCCTGTAGCCATATCTACCCCATACAGACCAAGTTCCGTAAATCCTTCGACGATTCCTAATGCTATCTGATACGAAATTGTATTAGTGAAATAATAACCGAATTTGTCCAGAATGACTTTGAGTGGATATTGCTCACTCTTTGGAATGATGTCCCATTTTTGTTGCATATAAACGGGGCAATCCATTGCGGCAAGAGTCTTTAGATAATCCTCAACCCTTAAACCGCGAAATTCATCCTGATATTCAAAAAGCCCCGGTCTTATTTCTTTCCGACGGAAATATTTACCGTTCTCAAATTTGATGGGATGAATCTCAAACCATCGCGTCCACCGAGGGAGATCATACCCATTGTTGACCCCCCATACCTCCCACGCTTCTTCCGGCTTATTCGGGTCAAAATCAAATGGAGCCGTATTGCGTGAATCGGAACAACCGACTATTGCAAGTTTTTTTGTTTTACTAATTAGCCACGAAGTATTCCCATTCACAGGTTTATCTGTGGTGACAACCTCTAACTGAGAACCCGCTATACCCTTAATGCCCATGCCTTCCTCTTCCAACATAAGATTCTCCTTTTCTTTTTATTTTAAAAAATGGAGCGGGTATTTCTACCCGCCCCTTTTTTGTTACATCATGTGAAGTGTACTCTGTTTCGCGGTACTATAACTTGAACCATAAGCCATTTCACGAATAACCACGCAAAACGCTTTATTAGCCACTGTCACCGTTCCTTGGCATCTCACGGAAAACTTAGTGTAACTCGAATTTGTTGCAAGAATATCCTCCGGTTTGAACTGAATAACGCCCAAATCTTCTTCTGGGGTGACTGAAAGAGTGTTTGCACCTGTTCCATTCGCCGACACCACAACATTGATTCCCGGTCTCGCCGCGCCGGCCCCAAGCCCTTTTGCCCGTAAAAGAATTGCAGAGTTGGTAGCGCCTGTGGTCTGGATAGAAGTTTCAATGTGCGTCGCGAACAATCCTAAAACCGTCGCAAGTCCTTTAATTATGGCAGACGAATCTGAACAACTAATTGATTTGTCGCTCGCAGTACAGTTAGCTTGAAATGTATAAGTCGTGCCATCAATAACGATAGTTTTTGCAGAAGCATAAGAGTTGTGCGCTACAATTCTAATGCACTGTACGCCCCATAATTCACTCGCAGTCGTATTTCCGAGAATACAGTTAAGACCAGTAACGGCGGCAAATGAAGATGGTCCTTCAGTCGCAACTCCCGCTAACACGGCAAACGATGAACCAAACGCAGCCGCTCCAGTTGCAGTTCCCTTCTGACCGCAAAATACCGTGACACGTTTCACACCAGACAGGTCAAATGCCTGTGAATATACTCCGGCGCTCACGCCTCCTGTGAAGTCGGTCACTAAACCGAAATCCATTTGATACTTTTCAGCTATCATAGTCATAATTAATTACCTCCTTATTTCAAAATCACGAACGGTGATACCGTGTTAGAGGTGGAACCTTCCAATGGAATGGCTGCCGATAACCACGATTTCCCGTCAACATACCATACAATCTTCATGGCCAGCTTCTCGGATGTGAAATATACGTGTTCACTCACACTCACATAAGGCCCCGAACCATCCTGAATGACATAGTATTGAAAATCACCCAATACCAAATCACCAGTTGTACCCAATGCTACTGAACGATCATGTAAAAACAATGGAATACCATAAAGCGTCCCAGGAATTGCCTCAGTCACATCCATGACAAACAATTGATTATTGCCACTATCACGAATTGTAACAAGTTGCGGTAGAGTCGTCTGAGAAGCTATCCAGACCGGAGAACCACCGAACTTATAACGTGCCAACATACCGGAAACATCTGCAAAAGCTATTTGACTTGTGGTCGCACGTGTATATTCAATCCTGCATGGTGCAGAAAGAACACCTTGTGGCCCTGCAACACCATTACCATTATAAAATTGTGTTTCCTCATACCCGATCATTGCCTTACGGAAAAGACCCTCGAAAGTGGCCGGTGCATTCTGCCAATTACGCACTAATTTATTGGTAATCTGCATAAAAGCTCCGATGCCATGCGGTTCCCAAGAAACCTCTTTCAGTTTTGCACTTGTCTCAGTCAATGTCGCACCTTCGCCCACTTTATACATCACTACACCACCGTACATATTGGAGCTTCCAGTTTGATCTAACGCAGGCATTGTCACTTTTGCATCTGGTGGGTCAGTTGCAGGCCATACCTGAGCTCGTGGTCGAATTGCCGCTTCCTGCGGAGTTACCTGTAATAGACCGGGACGGAACTTGTCGGGAACAGCAAAACCACCTGCTGAACCAACCTGCATCTCCTGAACACGAAATTCCTTACCTTCACGATATTCAACTTTATCAAGTCGTTTATCGTACCGACCTTCGACTTTGTGGACATATATCGCACCAACAAAATCGGCAAGATTCTTGAATTCCCGTTCATCATCATTGTCTTTCGCCTTACGTCCGGCAATATAAACTGTTTTCACAGGTTGTTTCTGCAATGCAATTTCTTCATCCAATTTCTGTTGCCGTTCGATCATTTTCTTGACAGAATCAAGCTGACTATTGAGAGCTGTAAATTCCTTTTCCTCGTTTTCGTTAAAATCACGACTTTCTTTGTTGCAGAGGTCAATCATTGCCTGCATCTTTTCGGCAACTTCAGACCTTTTTTTAGTCAACTCATCCATGTTAACCTCCTAAATTTTTAGTTTCAAATGTAGCAGTTTTTCTGCCATCTTTACTTTAAATGGTTTATGTTTAATTACCTCATTTATCCATGCCTGATGACTGCGTACAGCAATGTCGGTCTCCAAGTAAAACGGGAATGTCACGGGACATACATCCCACAATTTCACTTCTTCGAGGGTGCGTAAATCCGGCGTGT